TCGAGGGTGTGGCGATTTTCAACCTGCTCCGCAACTCCGGCAAGACGATTCACTGCAATGTCGTAGGACTGGCGGCGTCGGCTGCAAGTTTGATCGCGTGCGCCGGTAACACGGTGACAATGGGCGTTGGTAGCTCCTACATGCTCCACGAAGCCGAGGGAATATGCGCGGGATACGGTGACGATATGCACAAGATGGGCGATACGCTGTCGCAGGTTACTAACTCTGCCGCAGACATCTACAAAGCAAAGACGGGAATGGCTAAGGACAAGGTTCTGGCGCTCATGAAAGCGGAAACTTGGTTGACGCCTAAGGAAGCTGTTGCACAAGGCTTCGCTGACGCTGTGAGTAAGAAGAACGCGCAGCCCACGAATATGTACGACTTGTCTAATTTCAAGAACGTGCCAGAAGAGTTGAAGAACGAGGTCTCAGAGGAAACCAAAACCGAAGCCGACGATTTCAACAGCGCGGCGGTCCATCTGAAACAGATTCAACTGATGAGAGGCTAAATGTACCAGCAGATAATCACAACCCGTGAAGTCCCTGTGGTCGATGTGCCGACGCAATGCAGCTTCTCGCATATTGCCGCGCCGCCGCAGTTCCTCCCCGGTTCGCCTCCGGTCGTCAATCCCGATTGGACGATGATTGAGGCTTTCATTGAGGCTGCGACCGATCAAGTGGAGACGTTGGCGGCTCAAGCGTTGCTCAACGAACAGATTGTCATCACGTTTGACTTTTGGCCAGATCATCTCGATCCACGGGTCTATTACGATTTCATGCTCTACAGCCTTGACTGGACGGCGCTCTGGTGGAACGGGTTTCCCAGCAAGAAGTCTATCGAACTGGTCACGCGCCCCGTCATAACGGGCGAAGGCTCTCCACCGTCCGCGCCTGCTCCGGTGGTCACTTATTACGATGAGAATGGCGACCTCCAGACGCTCGACCCCAGCGTCTATACCGTCGCCTACGACAAGATCACGCTGAATGTTGATCAGTGTTGGCCCGCTACGGACAGGCGGCAAGATTGCATCCAGATCACTTATTGGGCGGGTTACAGCGCCAACGACCCGACACAAGTTCCCGCTCGCTTGAAGCTGGCGGTGATGTATCTCGCTGGGTGGTACATCGAGAACAGAATTCCAGCGGGCACAGAACCGACTTACGACGTAATCAACACGCTCAAGAGCCTGATAGGCAGCTTCAAGAGCTACAGGATACCCAGATAATGCTCCCAAAGACACCCAGTGGAGTGCGCTACAAATCCGCGACCGACTACAACGTCCAGATCAGTTTCTTGACTCAGGGCGACGTGGACAACCTCGGCAACATCGCGTCACCGTCTGTCTACTGCGTGGTTTGGGCGTCGGTTAAGGAAGTGCCGATCACCCGTGGTGGTGCATTGTTGAAAGCGGATCAGATTGTACAGCGTGCGTTTTATACCGTGGTCACTCGCTACAGGGATGATGTGGACGAATCAATGTTAGTTCAGTGCAACAACCAACTCATGCAGATCGACAGCATGGGCGATGTAGACGGGCGCGGAGTCGAGTTGCATCTGGTATGTAGTGCTGTGGATACGGTGGTCTAACTATGGGAATCACGGCTAGGGTGGAGGGACTCGAAGAGTTACAGGCTAAGTTGGATGCGCTCCCGACCAAATTGGCGAGGCGTGTACTTCGTCCGGCGCTCGAAGATGCAGGGGCGATTATCCAGCAAGCCATAGGTATTGCGGCTCCGCGTCTTCAAGGCAGCACCGAAAACCGACCGGAAGCCCATGAGCCGGGGTTCTTGGGCACTCACATCGTAGTGGATGTGACTGTTCACAACGACCTCAGCGCGGATGTGAAGGTCGGACCCTCTACTGAAGCATGGTACGGGCTCCTGCAAGAAATCGGGGTTGGTCCTCACGAAGAGTCTAGCCCGCGTGGAACCAAAAGTTATATGCACCCCGGACAACCGCCGCGCCCCTTCGTTCGTCCCGCGTTCGCAAGTTGCACCGATGAATATTTCGATGCTTTGATTTCCAATATCCGCGACGGACTCGATGAAGTTGCGGGGGAAAGATAATATGTCACTCGCACAAGGTTTGTACAACCTGATAATTTTGTGTCCGCAGATCATCAGTATCTTGGGTGTGTACGGCAACTCGCCTACGCCATGTGTTTTTATGGGGGCGCTTCGCAAGGGGTATCAACTTCCGGCTATCAGATTCAGCGCCGTAACTTCTACACCCGTCGTCAGCACAGATGGAACGGGCACACTGATGTACCAGACAATTCAATTCGACGCTTTCGCGTCGGACTATAACACTTGTCACGCCTTGAAGGACGCACTCAAGGGGCTGTTGACCGACTATACAGGGGTGTTGGTTGAGGGCACGGTTATCTACGGCACGATCCTGAAGAACGAACTCGATTCTCCGCTCGAAGAGGGGAGAGGCGGCTATGTATTTCGCTGCCTCTTGGATTATCAGTTTGCGTTCGACGCCAGTGGGATTCCGATTCTTAGGCCCATGCCGGAAGTGGAATTGGACATCGACGACGAATGCCCAACTGAATTGGATATTGATGACGAGGGGCTAACTCCTCCTACATGGCCGTCTGAGTTGGACATCACGGACGACGAGTAAACTTCTAAACTTCCCACCCCTTTATCAGAATCCAGCGTGTGCTCCGTCTTGACATAGGACGTGTTATGCGGCGTGGATTCGCCAAAAATTATGTCGATCTCAAGTAAACTACGCATTGCTCGCGGCTTAAAAGCCGATCTCCCAACCAGTTTTGATGTTGGACGCCCTTACTTTTGCGAAGACACCCAAGAACTCTTTGTGGGAGTCGGTCCTGATACCCCTATGCTACAGGTGGCTGCTGCTGGTGGTTCGGCACCAACCCTGACCTTTACGGTCACAGCTAACAGTTACTCACGACCCCCCGGCTCTACCGTCGTCGGCACGGACAGTGGTCTGTTTTTCCCTTTCATCCCCAGCACGTCCCCGACTTCATTAACCGTGCCGGGAAGCGGCACCACGTTGCTCGTACCTCAGTCAGGCTCCGGCATTTTCTCAGGAACCATCGGTCTTTCGGCGATTGACCTCAGCGGTCTCACCGCCTTGCAATCCTTCGTGGCTGGCGATACGGCTTTGACATCGTTGGACGTTAGCGGCTGCACGGGATTGCTGAACTTGAATGTCTATGACACCGGCATCTCGTCCCTCGACGCGAGCCCCTGCATCGCATTGCAGACTCTTAATTGCGCTGGCGGCGTCATCAATCCTTTGAATACCTTGGACGTGACGGGCTGCGCCGCGTTGACTTTTCTGGACTGTTCCAACCAAGACTTGACCTCGCTGGACGTTAGCACATGCACCGCGCTGGTCACGCTGAATTGCATTAGCAACGGCATAACTTCCTTGGACGTGACGGGCTTGGTGAACTTGACGGACTTGGAAGCTTATGACTGCACCATCCTGACATCCCTCGACGCGAGCACTTGCATTGCCTTGACCACGCTCAATCTCGGCAGCACGGGAATCACCACGCTGGATGCCAGCGGGCTTGCGGAATTGACTAATTTCAATATATACGGCTGCTCCAGCCTGACCACGCTTACACTTGCGGGCGACACGTCGCTGACAAGCTTGAACTTTTTCGGTCAGGGTTTGTTTGCCCTGACCTCGCTGGATTGCACGAACTGTTCTGGAGCGACATCTTTCATCATCAACGGTCCGTATGGTCCCACCGCGATCACGCTCACCGGCTGCACGGCTTTGACAGATGCGAATTTTGCGAGCGTGTCCGTGCCATCCGTAGATGTGAGCACTTGCACCGCTTTGAAGACATTGGAAATCACAAATAGTACCTGCCCCGGTGAAGTAAACGCGTCTGGATTGCTGAATTTGACTAATATCAACTGCTCCAATTCAAACATCAACTCGCTTGACATCAGCAACAGCGTCATCGCCGAGTCGGATTTGGACCTCGATACCATCGGTCTCACATCCATAGACGTGACCAACGCATCGGGGTTCACCGAACTCGACCTTCAGAACAACGCCCTGACCACTTTAGACATAAGTACGCTGACCTCGCTGCAATTCATATATTGCCCCAACAACGGCATGACATCTTTAGACGTGACGGGCTGTGTTGCAATGACAAGGTTGGATTGCAACACCAACAATCTGGCGGCGCTCGATGCGAGCACATGCACGCTGGTAACCTATTTGTCTTGTTACAGCAACGCTTTGAACTCTTTGAACGTTACGGGTCTTACTTCGCTGACTTTCTTGCTTTGCAATACCAACTCCCTTACCGCTCTGGACGTGAGCACATGTACCGCATTGGGTACTCTGGACTGCGGTACCAACGCCCTAACCTCTTTGGATGTTACTGGTCTTACCGCGTTGACCACTCTGGACTGCCACAGCAACGACTTGACCACACTTGATGTTAGCCCATGTCCCGCATTGGCATATCTAGCCTGCGGTAGCAATGCTTTAACGACGCTGGACATCAGTGCTAACCCGAATCTGACCTACGTGGACGCCAGCAACAGCCAACTTCCGCAAGCGGTGGTAGATGCAATCCTACTGAGTCTGGTGGGAGAGTGGGAGTTCAGCGGCACCGTGAATTTGAGCGGCGAGACGAATGCCTCACCATCAGACACAAACTTTGTGATTGCAGGCTTTTACACGAACGGGGATTTCACACTCGCAAACCCATCGCTTACGCAGACGAGTTCGGGAGCCACGGCTACATTCTTGTTTGACGGAAACTCTGCTCAGAGCGGCAGCTTCACGTTGGGAACGTTCACTCCCGGCGACTCGATCATTCAGGCGGTTTCGGGAGCTACGGCAACCTACGTGAGCTATACCCCAAGTTTGGTTGCGATGGTCATGAATTCGATTACGGGTACACCCGATGGCGTGAATGTTTGGACGGACGAGTCGGGCAACTCCTTCACTCCTGCTGAAATTCCGAACAGACAGGTAATCATGACCGCTATTTCGGGGTCGCCCGATACCACGGCTTGGACAGACGGTGTGGGCAACTCGTTTACCCCATATTACATTCCGTATGACTATTCGGATTATCTCGCCACCACTCTCGGCTGGACGGTGACCACGAACTAAGGAGCAAACTATGTCAACACCAACGATCAACCAAGTAGGACCGGCGAATAGCTGGCGCGTAATCTATAACACAACAACTAATGTAGTGATGCAGGTGTTCCTCGCCAGCGGCATTACCAAGACCATCAACGGGCTGTTCTGCGGCAACACCGTCGCCGACGCCACTGGATCGCCCCCGTCGCAACCAGCGGGGACGGTCAGCGCATCGCAGGGGTACGCGCAAGCCATCGAGAAGATAGCGAAGATGGGGCTGACGTATGTGCCACCATCTTCGGCGGCGGTAAAGGCACCAGTTGTTAAAGCGCCTGCCAGCAAATCCTAACCCGAGCCCGAGAAATCGGGTTAGCCGCCCTCAAATGTGGTCAATTCGGTTTCACCCGCTGGTTTAATTACTTTCGTACCGTTGCCCACTGAACCGATGGACATGCACACTACTGTCGAGGTGGGTTTATGAAGTCACTGCCGCTCTGCGCTGGTTTGGTCTTCCTGCTTGCGTCCGTTGCTTGTACGTCCAGTTCTCAATTCAAGGAAGGCGATATAGCAAAAACTGAGGCGGACATCAGAACAGGCTATGAGCAGCGAGGTTTTATAGTTGAACAGGTCAGTCTAATCAAAGCCTCTGACAGGCAACTGTCCGGTTTCGTCAAGATGAGAAAAGCCGGATTGCTTAGCAAAATTCCCCTGACCAAAAACTGCGTTGCAACTATGGACGCGGATTCCTCAAAGTACATTTGGGAATGCAAATAGGCGCGGGCTGCGCTCGGAGGACTAAGGGAATACCATGAAAAAAGCAATCGTTGTTTCGCTCATAGTTTTTGCGCTCACCCTCACGCTCTCTGCGCAAACCTCCTCAACCACCAACACAACCTGTACCCGGTCGGGTGATTACATCAACTGCAACGGCACCACCACCACCACCGCTCCTCCTGACAACAGCGCACAGATCGCGCGTCAGCAGGCACAGGATCAGGCCAACTATCAGGCGGGTCAGGCCGTGGGCGCTGCAATGGGCAGCGGCATCGCAGCCGCGATCCGCGTACACCAGTACCACAAGTCCATCAAGAAGTACTGCAAGCATCATCAGGGAGAGCAGTGGTTCTACCGTAGCCCTCAAGGGCAAGTGTTGGACTCTGGTCAGTGCAACTGAAAGCGTACACGACGCAGTCTGCGAGGAGAAGAACGAGATGAACACAGGGAAGTTACTCAGAGATCAAAGAAAGCACAGACCTCGCATTAAACGATGGCTTTCATTAGACATCAAAGACCTAACGCGGGCACAGTCTAGGCTGATCTGCTTTGAGTCTCTGGAACAAACGACGGGGCGAGAATACTACATCGGTCGGGTGAAATCTGAGCGCGTCACGATACAACGACTACAAGACTCCGTGACTAGATGGAAATCTAGCCTTGCGAGAATCGAGAAGAGCATCTCCGCTCTTGAAGCAATGAAATCGCTACGGTAACGGAGGAGCCTTGAAAACCGCAACCGCTACAATCGCAATAGCGCTGTTGATGTGCTGCTCAGCGCTCGCAGAGGATGTGTGTGCTAAACTTCCAGAATACGCAGAACTTAAGGACATGGCGGAAACATCACCAGCCGATCTGCACGGAACATATTGCGCTTATCGTGCATACATGAGCATCGAAAGAACAGCCGCGATTCATCAGTATGAGTTAAACGATGCAATTGGCGCGGCTGCTGGGCTGTCAGAGCAAGCCAATCAGTGCGAGCGTGAGAGTGAACGAATTTTGCGCGTGCTGAAAGTAAAGACCATTGAATGTGATGGTGCTTTACCAAAGATAGAAAAACCGTTGCCAGTAGACAAGCCGTGGTAAGTGAAATAAGCTACGCTAACTAGCGCGTAGCAGAGTGGATTGAAGCGGTCGTTTAGCATAATTTGCTGACGATATTACATGGCTCGGGTTGGGTGATCGCAGTGGTGATAGGAGTTGTCCTGCTCGCCCTGATCGGGCATCGTTTGCGCTAGACCGCTTTACTAAGATCAAAACTTCTGCCAGCCTGCCCGCTCTTGCTGTACTAAGATCAATTACCTTGACACGGTAGAGGTCTGGGTTCGAGTCCCCACGTGCTTTTGGTTTTCCCCTCGCTCAGACCGTGCTGCTATCCCCGGCTTGCCCCGTTTGCGCCGGGGAGCGCGGCTGGGGCTGATGTCAATGCACCCCGGCATCTTCTCCATGCGCCTGAGAGCCGTATTGTCGCCATCTTTTCCTTTCCCGACCCAACTTCCTGACTTTACACCCCCTTAATAGCGGGGATTCAACCCCGCGTACTAAGGGGAAATTCATCCATGTCAGGTCCAACACAGGCAATTGCTGGTCAGGGGTTCCAGCTTTCAGTTACAACCCTCACATCACCACCTACTACTATCGCAATCGGGCAGTTACGTACCGCTAAGCGTAGCGGGTCGAAGACCAAGATTTTGGACATCACGAACACGGACTCGCCGAGCGCATACGAGGAAACCTTACCCAGCATCATCTCGCCGGGTGACGTTGATTTCTCGGGGATTTTTGATCCCGCGTCTTCGAGCCAAGAGGAGCTTACGAGCTTGCAGGATGCGCGTTCTTTGAACGCTTGGACGATTGAACTGCCGAACGCAGCCGGTAATTGGACGTTTACTGCTTACGTGAGCGAACTTGCTTGGGACGTTGACTACAGCAAGGAAGTTACGTTCAGCGGCAAGCTTTCAATCAGCGGTCCTGTGACCTACACGTCAGGCAGCTAATAAGTTTCCCCGCAGTACAGTGGCGCGGGGAGAAATCCCCGCTTCATTGCCCGTTCTCTTCGGTATTACCCCCATGAGGTTCTATGTCATTACCACAAGTCAATGAAGACCTACTCGACGACGAATTAACACCACCCGTGATCTTGAAATTAGGCAAGAGGGAGTACCGACTCGCTTTCAGTATGGCGAGCGTTCTCGCGTTTAAGAAAGTTACAGGCAGAAATTTCTTTACTCCCGAAGGATGGGAGGGATTCTCGCTCAAGGAAGACCCGGAATCAATTGTTGCGTTTTTTTGGGCTGCACTACAGACCTACCATTCTGACATTTCTCTGGAGCGTGCCGCGAGGATAGCGAACTTTGGAAATATGCCGTTGATTTCCCAGAAGTGCAACGAAGCCCTGCAAACCTATCTCCCGAAGCAGGACGCCGACGTGGGGGAAGAGAAGCCAACGACGGAAGCTCCGATGTCGATTGGCTTGACCTCTGGAGTGTAGCAAAGGTGGATTTGGGACTGTCACGCGGGGAATTCCTGCGGATGAGCCCACGCGAGTTCTTTGCGCTTACTAAGCGCTATCAGGAGCACGAGGAACGCATGGACAGACGCGTTGCCAGCTTCCAAGCGTTCTATCACAACATCAACACTGGCTCTAAATTCTCGGCTGACGATTTCATGGGTAAGCCCCAGAAGAAAGCAAAGCGGTACCCGACTGACGAACAGTTAGAGCGGCAACTTACGACGATATTCGGGGTAGGACCGAAGAAACAGAAGGCATAATGGCTGATCAAGCACTTAGTTCGATGTATGTGACGTTGGGACTCAACACCGTTGACTTCCAAGCGGGCGCTGACGACGCCAAGAAGATCGCCGCATCCACTGCTGGCGACATCGACAAAAGTTTTGGGTCGCTCACGGAAAGCCGCCACGGTTTGATGTTGGCTGAGGAGGCAATCGGCGTCCGCCTGCCGCGCAGCCTCAACACCCTGCTCGCAAAAATCCCAGCCGTCTCCACTGCATTCTCTGCCATCCTGCCGATTGCCGGTATCGCTGTAGGTCTTGAAATCATCGGCAAATTGATCGAAAAACATGATGCCTTGGCGGTAGCTGCACACAAAGCGGCGACCGAAGCCTCCAACTTAGCGATCAAAGAAGACGACCAAACCAAGAGCATGGAGTTGGCTAACTTGAAGCTGGAGGATCAGGTCGCCAAGCTCGAAGGCAGACCCAACACCAACCGCCTCAAGGAGGCGTTGCTGGAGTCCGGCGTTGCCTCGGACAAGCTAGCTGAATCCTTCGTCAGTAACTTTGAGAAGGTTGACGACGGGATCATGAAGACCGTGGGCATTATAGGTACTCTAAAGACCATCTTCACCACATTTGTCAGTGAGTCGTTCTGGGATGAGTTACAGGACGCGATGAAGGTGTTCGTCAACCCGTTTGCGGCGGGTTCCACCAAAGCCAAGGAAACCGCCGACGAGATAAAAAATGCCGTCAACGATGTCACTGAGCAAATGTTGAAGGTCGGCGCTGCCCAGCGAGACGTAGACAAAGCTACCACACAGGAACAACTCGTTGCCGCCTTGAATAAAGAGAAGGACGCGTACACCGACCTTGCCGCCCGTGCGGAATCCGCTTATGACGCGGCTAAGGCGGGAATGGGAGAGAACGCTCCGCTGACGCAGCAACTCGCCCAAGGCTGGACGATGGCAGAACATGCAGTCAAGAATCTTGGCATCCAGATCAGCGACGTTGGTCTGCGTGCGCGAGTCGCCGCTGACGAGAACCAAGACGCGACGGACAAGATAGCGAGTGATTGGGAAACCCACCTGATCAAAATGAACAACGACTTTGTCAAGAATTTGGCTGATTACAGAAAAGGCAAAGCAGACAAAGCCAAGGCAGACGAACATGACGCCGACTTGGAGCGAGAAGCGGACGCCGCCGTTGCAGCGGCTCTGAAGAAGTACGCCGATGATGAGATCAAACGCAATCACGACCTCATGGCGTCTTATCAAATGTTGGCTGTGGAAAAGATCAAGCTCAACGCCAACGCCCAAGCCGAGGGCGTTAAAGCCCAAGCCGGTGCGGGATTGATTTCCGCCATCGAAGAGCAAAACCAGTTGAAGGCTATCTATGCCAAAGAACTTAGCGACCTGCAAGCCCACGATAAGGAAATGCTGGCGACCCAGCAGGGCTATGTCACCCAGCTTAAGTCGATGGCAGCGGCAGCGCCTACGGGTTCGGAGGCGCAGAGCAAGCTGCTGGACGAAGCGGCTAAGGCACAAGAGAAGCTCAACGAAGACACCAAGCAGTTCATGACTTTGGAGGCAAGCGTAAAGAAGGAGCTTGACGGGACAAATACCTCCCTTACCAAACTCCAGAGTAGCTGGACAACTTACTTCGCGAAGATGGGTCAGCAAACGCAACAGCTTGGACTCTTGATACGCGAGAACCTGCAAGCCAGTATGACCAAGGCAATCGACACCATCAGCACCAGCTTCGCCAAGATGGTCGTCGAAGGCAAAAGTATGGGCGCGGCTATGAAGGCATTGGCAAAAGAGATTGCCGAATCCTTCATCAGTATGTTGGTGAAGGAAGCTATCCAGTACGTGATTCACAAGCTGATTATGACCGCTGCCGACAAACTGGCAGCCGTGCAGCAGATCACCACCGCTGCGGCTGTAGCGGGTGCTGGCGGCGTGGCAAGTATGGCGGCTGCGCCATTCCCGCTCGATATGGGTGCCCCGGCATTTGGTGCAGCGATGATGGCGGACTCGCTGTCTTACGCGGGGCTGTTGCCCGCTGCGCAGGGCGCTTTCATTAACGCCCCCGTTGGAACGGGTGTGCCCATTATGGCGCACGGTCAGGAATTGGTTCTACCTGCGGGCTTGTCTCGTGGCTTGACCGCTCTAATTTCCCGTGGCGGGGGACGACCCACCATTGTCAACATGGCGATTCAGACGCAGGACGCGGATTCTTTTCGTATGTCCTCGGGGCAGACAACGGCGAAGTTGTCCAGAGAGATGAACCGAGTAGCAGCAAGGAACGGCTAATGTCAAACCCACTAACAGATTTCTTTGAATGCGAAGCGCCCACGTCCTTGGCGTTCTTATGCACGGGCGGACCCACATTCAGCACCACGGTCAACGAAGGCTTCGGCGGACAGGAATCCCGTGTGCGTAACTGGTCAACCAGTCTTAACAAGTGGACGATTGACTTTTCCAACAAGCCCATCGCCTATTTCCAAGAGGTGCAGAACTTCTTCTATGCTGTCGGCGGTGCGGCGTGCGGCTTCCGTTTCAAATGGCCGGCAGATTTTCAAGCTACGGATCAGGTTCTTGGCTACGGGGACGGCACCACGACCACCTTCCAGTTGGTCAACACCTACACCAGCGCGATTCGTACTTACACCCGGATCATCACCAAGCCTATAACAGCAGACGTGCAGAAGTTCGATGGCTCTTATTGCGATGACACGGTGAGCGTCCTGTTCGGCAGCACCCCGATGGTAGACGACACCGACTACACGTTGGATGAGACCACAGGGCTTCTGACATTCACTACAGCGCCCGCGCTGACGAGCCCACCGACACCGATCATAGCATCCTGCCAATTCCATTTCCCCGTGAGGTTCCTCAAGGATGAGATGGCAGCAGAAATTCAGCCGAGCTACGTGTCGGGCGGCGAAGCCATCATCACTTGGCCGCAAATTGAATTGAAGGAAATCAAGATCATCACATGAAGACAATCTCAGACGCACTTTCACAGCACTTATCGCAAGAGGTAACCACACTAGCACGGCTGCTTAAGATCACCCGTGCGGATGGCACGGTGATCTATCTCACTGATCACGACAAAGACATCCAGTACGACGACACGGGGGACTTAGAGTAAGAATGGGTTTCGGGTCTGCACCACTTCAGCAAGTATCGAATAGCACGGGAGCCGCGCTCGCTTACGCCAGTGCGAACACAGCCGAGAGTCTGCTCATCTGCATCGTCAGTGCGGAGTCTGAGCCCGATGGATGGTCAACAAATCCCCCGATTGCCCCAACGGACACGAATGGGAACACTTGGCTGTTTGCAGTGCAGGATGTGGTGTTTGGCAAACTGGCGATGTTCTACGTGCTTAGCTGCAAAGCTGGGGCGAATACTGTGTCTCCCTACGCGACCGACAACCCTACCTCCATCAGCTTATACGAGTGGTCAGGCGGGGCGACGAGTCTGGACGTGGTAACTGGCAACGGAGACGGGACTACAGGATTAGGCGGGAACTTTTTCATTTTTCCCACGGCGGGCAGTGAACTTGTGATGGCGGCTGCGGATAGTGCAAACGTCTTCTCAAACTACGATGGCAATCTTGTACCCTCATGGACTTTAACTGGCACGGAGGATTGGGTAAGTGGGGAGACTCCAACCTTTGCCGTACCCTCGCAATACAATTGGCAATTCTTGATTCAAGATGCTTACCAAGTTACTGGTTCTACGCAGACAACCGCGAGCGTTACCCAATGGACATTGACTGAGCCCGAAGGACCGTTCATGCGGAACAGCAGTCTCGTCATGGCCTCGTTCGTTGCTGCACCGACACCTCCACCGCCGCCCCCACCTCCAGCGGGTCATCTGTATGCGAGTGGTAGCGGCAGCGGTCTTACGTTCAGTGCGTTGGAATTGAAAGATGACGGGTCGCCGAATAACTTGACGGTCACAGGATTGTTGGATGACACCGACAGCGGGTCTATCAGCGAAAAAGATGTCAGAGCCAGACTATATGACAACGCAACGTTTGAGCTTCGGGTCATCAATTGGTCAGACCCCTCGCAAGGCGACCTCAAATTGCTGAGCGGAACTGTGGGAGACGTAAAGATGGAGAACGGGATGTTCACGATGGAGTTGAGGGGCTTAACTCAATTCCTGACTACCGTCGTCGGCAGCGTGTACGGACCTACTTGCAGGGCGGAATTGTTCGGAGGCGGCGCGTCCGCTATCCCAATCGACCCCAACAACCATTGGAAGTGCCGCTTGAATCGGGACGATTGG